AAGGTCTTCAGAACTGAGTTCTGGAGAGATAAGAAAAACAATACCTAAATCACGATCAGCTTCAGCTATTTCGGAGGCACGGCGGCGGCACTCCAGGGCGGCGGAGTAACACTTGCCCATTGTTTTATAGTCTTCAGCTGCAGCACAAAGCTTGGCTAAGTCTTCATATTTGTCGGCATAATTTGACTCCCATACTTTGATAGATACATTGTTATCAATGCTGAAGTAATTTATTGCAGCATAGATACGAGCTTTGCAGGTGCGTTCGTCAATGTTTATCTGCTGTTGTGCATTGATACGTTGACGTAGCTGCTTTGCTGCACGAGTTATGTTACGTTCGTACTCATAGATTTCGGCAGCCCATTGGAGCTGCTTCAAAAAGATTTGTACGTCGGGCGCAATTCCGTCGCACTTTCCGGTAGTGAGGAAAGCGGATATTAGGTCCGGATGTATCTTATCAAGGGTGTCGAGTTTATTCATATTCCAAAGAGTTGATTCCTAAGGTCTTTAACAGTACGTTCTTTCTTCCGAGTTTCAAGTGTTTCAATAGCTGTCACGTCTCCAGCTTCGGCTTTCTTGGCAAGCTCAGCATCTATGTTGTACTCGCCAAGAGCACATCCGTTGCGGTAGGCATCGTTGTAAACATCACCGGGCATGGCAAGGCGGATGGTTAGAGCTATCTTCTCTTTTCCACGGAGACCGAGAAGAGAGCAAATGCGATGGGGAGTGTATCCCAGTGCGCCGAAGGTGCGCACTTGAGATACATATTCGTCACCGATAAGGGTTGCCTTATCTACATCGGAGGTTGGGGTGAGTTCTTTTTTCATGCTAACAGGGATTTGGTTTCTTCTGCTGAGAGGGTTTCCCCATTCCGGATCAGTCGGATGGGTTGTTCCTGGAACATGGCACGATATCGGTGGATTGTGGCTGTGACATAACGTGGATCTATTTCCATCGCATGGCAGATACGGTCGATCTGTTGACAGGCCATGAGGGTTGATCCGGATCCGGAGAAGAGATCAACTACTATCTGGCCGGGAGTGCTTGAATTGGATATCGGATATGCCATGAGGGCAATAGGCTTCATGGTGGGATGAAGGCTTGAGCGCTGTGGTTTGTCGAAGTTCCAGACAGTGGTCTGCTTACGATCGGAGTTCCATTGATGGCCGGCGCCAGGTTTCCAGCCATAAAGGCAAGGTTCGTGCTGCCATTGGTAGTCTTGGCGTCCCATGACCATCGTATTCTTTACCCAGATGCAGCATTGGGCTATTTTGAGACCTGCTTTCCGGAGAGAGGCACGGAAGTTCTCCCCTTCACTGTCGGCATGGAAAATATAATAAGAGCCGCCAGGCTTGAGAATGGTAAACATGATGGAGAACACTTGCTTGAGGAAGGTGGCAAACAAATCATTTTCCATCGAGTCGTTTTGAATCGTAAGTTCATCTTCAGTACCGCCTTCGTAGTTGACATTATAAGGCGGATCCGTAACACATAAGTCAGCATGCTGGCCGTTCATCAGCGCAGAGACATCTGATTTGGATCGACAATCGCCACACATCAGGCGATGGTTGCCAAGTAACCAGATATCACCTGGTTGAGCTACAATTGCGGTGGTATCTTCAGCTGCAGGAATGTCGAAATCGACTTCATCTTCATTTACTGCATCGGATTCGTGCTCCCGGGCGAACAATGGGGAGAGCTGGCCAAAGTCGGTGGCTTTGACTTCATATCCGAGGTTGAAGCGTTGGAGGGTATCGGAGTCGATATTGTACTTTTTGAATAAGAGGGTGTCCGGGTTCTTAGTGGCGAATTCGGAGTTGTAGGCGGCGATCTCTTCGACGGCTTCTTTTTTGTCAATAGCGAAGATGGGTTCGTAGGGAATATCGGGAATGGTGAAACCAGCCTTCCGGAGTGCGATCAGTGCTTTGCGGCGTTGATGGGCATCGATGATCCAGAGTTTTCCATCAGGATCCTTCCAGGCTTTGAATGCGTACTTGAAACCACGAGTGATGATGAGCATCTGCAGTTTCGACAACTTATCAGGATCCGACTTCTTAAAGTCTTCCTGAAGCTCCAAGAATGAATCCAGCGGGGCGGTTGGCAAATCACCCAAATTAAATACTTCTATTAGCTTTTCCATTTTAGTCTTTTGAATTAAAATCTTGCAATATTGCTTTGAATAGGGCCTCACGTTCACGATGGCGACGGAGGTTCTCTTTATCCTGAGTGCGCCGAGTCTGCCGATCGGCTCGCTTCAGATAAGATTCGTATCTGCGGATGTTATCCGCTACATTCTTGTGCAAGCGTAGAAACTCGTGCGGATCCGTTTTCAGTAACTTCGTCAGTTGCGCTCTCTCCGACTGATGAGTTATGAGCGGATGAATGTAGAGGAACTTCCCAGTGTCGTTGAACGATTGCAGCTCATCGAAAGCCTGCAAGTTTCGGATCCGGAGTTCCACCATGTCCATGATGTCACGTTTGACCGGTTTCTTATCCAGGCTTTCGTCGAGCTGCTTCATTTGTTTCCAAGTGACCACACGATCGTTGTAGATGAGTGTGGCTATTTGGACTTGCGGATCGAAGAGGTTGTCCCAGTCGATTTGCGGGTACTCCTCGTGCTTTTGGACTTTGCTGGAGCTGCTTTGGGCTGCTCTTTTTTTTTCTCGATATCCAGGGCTTGTTCGGCTTCTTCAGCGCGAATTTCAGCTTCTTCCTGGGCCTCTTCCGCTTCTTCGGCACGTTGCTCGGCCTCTTCTGCTCTTTCTTCGGCTTCCTCAAGGGATTGTTCCAAAGCCTCTATTTTTACTGATTCTGGAGTATTTTCGTCAGTGGTACCGGTAGTCTCATCAGAGGCTGAAGTATCACTATCTGTAGTGGTGGTTTCATCTGAAGGAGTATTCCCGGCATCGGTACCGGCAGTCTCATCAGAAGTTGAAGTATCACCATCTGTAGCGGTGATTTCGTCTGAAGGTGTATTCCCAGTAGCGGTACCAGGAACTTCAGTAGCAGCTTTCAGCTCATCTAACTTTTTACGACGAAAGGCACGAATGCTTTCTCGAGTCGTCAGATCCAGGAGAGAATAGAGGATTTCACTCGCATATCTTTTCGGATCGCGAGCATAAGTTCTCAGTTGAGGAAGCCAGGGACGAACTTGTCGCAACAGTTCAAGGTCATATACTGCAGCATCCGGATTGCGGAGGGCATTAAAATGAAGTTTCTTTTCTTTGAAATTATACATAGCTTGTTGGATTTGAAACAAGCTAACTCAACTGAATTTTATCAGTTGGTTAGCCTGTTAATGATGATTAAGCTGTCTGAACACGCGTTCCTTGGACTTCTACGAGTGTAGCCGGGTCCATAACTCGGAATGTGATGGAGGAACCGGCCTTGGCCGTCCAGGTGGCACCATCTTCGAGAGTGAAGGCTGTACCATCGGCAATAGTGGCAGCTTTGTCAGTACCGGTACCTTCAAGAGTTATGTAGCGACCTTTATCATTGGCTGTGAGGCCTGATATCGCATTGATGGCGTAAGTCGCTGCGGATCCGTTCGGGATTTCGTACCGGTTGTTCTGAGGAGATATCGCCAAGGTTGCTGAGTCAGCCGCATGCTTGGCTGCAGGAACACGGATGATATCGCCAGCGTACTTGTAATATTGATCTATGCTGGTACGCTTGAATGTGAAAGTTACATAGCGGCCATCTTTATCATTTTTGGACTCATAAGAAGAAAGCACCATTGGTCGATCATAATTGCCGAGAATATACCATTGCTCCTCTCCTACTTCTTTGAATATGACAATAAATTTACCACCGGCATGTTCTTCAATAAAAGTGAGAAGTTGGTCGCGCATACCTCCCATAATCATTACGAAATTATTCTCTCCACTGGTGGTGATATCACCTTTTTCACCCGTTGATGTATATGTAGGTATATCATGGGCTTCAAAGTATTTCATATATTGTCCGGTCTTCATAGGCAAAGTACCTATTTCCCTACTTGCATTAGGCTTCGGAAAAGTTACATCTGGGTTGATTTGGGAGATTTCAATCAAATAGACCTTATATGCTATATTCGAGCCATGAGTTTGTCGGTCGGAGACATCTCCAACGTCACCGATGGCCATCATGGCGGCGAATGAAGTGCCGGCGAAACCTGAGAGGCAGAAGGGAGAAGATGACGGATCCAGAAACATTCCGATAACGAAGGCGAATGCGATCAACGTCATTAGTGAGAGAAAGAAGCGGAGCTGCATTTTGCGAGCCGCTTGGTTTCCTTTGCGAAAAGGATTTGAAATTTTCTTTGCTTTCATATTAAATAAAATGATGGGTTAAAAAGAAAAGGGCGGGCCAATAACCCGCCC